TTTCTTTGTGCAAATACTAATAAATCACGTTTAAGCTCCTTAGAAGTCATCTTAGATACTTCATTTCCGAGTTCTGTTCTTAAAATCGCTTCTGCTTGGTCAACATCGGTTTGGTTTGCTAAATTCATAGCTTCTAACTGCAGTTCTAAAATGTCTATATCGCTTGCTGCTTGTTCTTCTGCATTAAATTCAACAAATGTTTTTCCCGATTCAGGGTGATAAATTGATAAAAACTTTTGCAACATTACTTTATCTTTTGGGACATACAATTTGCCGTTTCTAAAAGCAATATGTTCTAATCTTTGTGATCCTTTCATTTCATCTATAAAAGGTGTTGTTTGGTTTCTACAATATTTAATTTCTCGCTCATACCCTTTTTCTTGATCAAAATAATATAAGCCTTTTGACTTTAATATATAAACTAAAGGAACATTTTGTATATTTAATTCATATAATCTGTCTTTTACTACCCACCCACTTATAGATGGGGTTGTTTTTTGTTTTTTCATAATATAATATAATAAGAGTTAAAATAAGACTATAGAGCACCGAAGTGCCCTATGTCTTAAAAATTGATTTTAGCTTTTGAAGAATACAAAGTTATTCGCTGCTTGTACAACTAAACATCTTTCTGATAGATAATTAATTTCCATCTTATCAATGTTTGAACTAGTTGGCCCCCCAACTGATCCAGTCACCCAAGACTTCATTTTTCTATCATCTGCTTGTCCAGCTCTATAACGTACGTGCAAGAATGGTTTTCTAACATTTGCTCCTACTTGTTGGTCATACACTGAGGAAGTTCCAGCAGGAATTAAAACTCCTGAACAACCACCTACAAGACCTCTTGTACTAGAATTATTTAGATATTTCCAATCTGTTTTGTAAAAATCGTAGCTACCACGTCTAAATCCTGTAAATCCAAGATTAAGCGCCATATCTTCAGAATTTTCAAATACACCAAAAGCAGTACCGCCATTAGCCCCAGATGAGACATTTCCTAACAAGTCATCTATATGAAGATTTGCCGCTCTATTTAAATAAAGCATATTTTCTTCAATAGCACCTTGCTTATCTAATTCTAATAATAGTAAATCAAAATCAGCAAGCTCTGCTTGTGCAGTCGATTCAGCATCAAATAAACCTGCGTCTGCTACAATTCCTCTTGAATTTATAGCCGCAAACAACCCTTCAGTGCCTTCAAGTGGACTATCTGCTAAATCGTGTAGTTTTGAATCAGCAGTTGGAGTACCTGATTTAACTACTTTTTCTGCTTCAACTAATGTCATTTCCATATAATCTACGAATCTTGATTTAGTATCACCAGAAGATTTTAAATACCATAAATAACCACCTTGTCCATCTTCACCTGTAACTTCTACCCAGCCAATTTGTGCTGTATCAGAACCAACAATTTCAAAATGATCTTTGATAATTATAGGTTTGTTAGTAAAAGTTTTAAAACCAGGTTCAATAGCGCCAGTCATTGTGTCGGTGCCTTTACTAAATTCAGAGCCATAGACAAAGAATTTAATTGCTTGGTTATCAGTATCTGCGATACCAGCTAAGTCATTAACATTTTCTGCTCCATATGGGAAAAGATCTAATTTAGTACCGTTTTTGTAAGCTGCAGTAGCTGACTCGATTCCTTGATTAACATAAGCTTTAAATACTACACTGTTAACAACAGCTACTACCGTAGCTCCTTTTCTTATCGAGTGAGTAGTACTTCCTCCAGTATCAATATCTGTAATAGTATCAACTGATCCATCAACTGGATTTATTTGTCCTTCGTATGCTAAATGTAGTCTACCTTGCTCAGACCAAATTACTTGGTCAGATTGCATAGGCATTTCTGCGCTTAGCATTGATAAGAAACCAGAAATAGTTCTGTTTCCATATCTATCTACCTCTTGCTCATAAAGCTCAGGTAAATATTGTTGCGCCCAATTAGTACCACTAGATGTAAAATCTATATAGTTTGTATTTAGCGCAAATTTTTTTACTGCGGGAACCGGTCCAATTACCGATGGTCCCGTAAATTGTGCTGTAGCCATTTTTTATTTATTTTTAATAGTTTTTTAGTTTTAGTTTTAAATTTGAAGTATTTTCGCCTAGCACTTTTGCTTTTATTCCGCTTTTATTATTAACTAAAACGCCGCGTGCGTCCATATTAATATTTTTAGCTTCTTTCGCACTTTGTTTTAAAGCATCGGCACGGCCTTGCTCATAAAAATGCGAAGCAATCGCATCAGAATTCATAGCTGTAAATAAAGATTTATGATAACCTTTTGCGTCTTGCATAATATTATTTTCATTAAGAAACTTCTTAACAAAATTATTCAAGTCACTTTGTGCTGTCTTTACTTCATTTGCGTTTTTAACATTAAATCTATATTTTTTATTTCCGACATTATATTCAAAACCTTTGAATTTATCGTTAAAAACCTCATTGGTTTTATTTAAAAATACATCTTGCTGTTGTTTTGCTATTTTAGACGATTCTTCATTTTCTTTGTTATAGCGATTAAAAAATTCAATCGCTTTTTGCTGTTCAGAATTTAATTTTGAACCAGCTTTAATATCTTTATAATATTGCTTTTTTAATTGTTCTGTGGAAGTTCTTGCTTGTGCAACTTCTTCTTTAAATAATAATTTTTTTCTTTTAATATCTTTAGGTTCGTCTATTTCTTCATCAAAAGAAAATTTATCTTCAATTAAAAAACTAATTTCGTCCGCAGACAAATGCGGCTTTGTTTTTTCATAATAACTACGTAACATTGTTGCATCATCTATAGAAGAATAATCTTTATTTAATGTTACATAATCTTCTAAAGTTCCTCCAGTTTCTTCCATAAAAGTTATTAGCTTTTCAATGTTTTCTGGCAACTTTTTTTGTGTTTTTGCTTCTTGCAATACTTCTTTTTGTTCCGGGACAGCTAGAGTATTTTCAACGCTTTCATTAGTTTCTGCGTTATCACCGCTATTATTTGTAACTTCTTCATCAGTTATTTCTTCTATTACCGGCGTTTCTTCTTTTTTATTTTCTCCGGCAGATTCTTTAATTTCTTCCTTGAGGTTTTCTTTTTGAACTTTTTCGCTATTTTCGGGAGTACTGCGTAAAGAAACCTCATCTGTGCTTTGCTTTTGAACGGCATCTTTTAAGTTTACTTTATAAACGCCATCTTCAAATATAGCGCCTGCTTTTTTTTGTAGTTCTTTTTCTTTTTCTTGTAAAGTTTTTTCTTCAACTTCTACAACTTTTACTTTTGTGTCTTTATTCATGATAAAATATTATAAAATTATACAATTAATACATTACCTAGGTTCAAAAGAACCTAAGTTAAAATTACCTCCAAGTACATCATTTCCTGATGATTCAAAACTTTTTGGCGGTAAATTATTTTTTCTCTGGTCTATAAGCTCACTTTGTTGAGTGGCTTGTATTTTAGTTCTTTCGTCTTTTCTATCTTCTTTTTCTTTTATATTTTCTTTAGCAGCATTTACTTCCATTCCTTTTAGCTGCATATTAATTTGAAACTCTAACTGCATTAAATCTTTTTTGAGTTGAGCTTCTTGTTGTAATTTATTTATATCCAACTGCGATTTTACTTGTTCAAGCTGTGCCTGTTGTTGTGTAAGAGCTTGTTGTTTTTGCACTTCCGCTTGAGCAGCTACTTGTTGCGATTGAGCATTAGCAGCGGCTTGAGCTTGAATATTTTGCTGTTGAATTAACTGATCTCGCTCTAATTTTTTCTGTCTTTTAACTTTTAGCATTTGATTTGCAAGTTGTATATTTTTTATTTCTCTTAAATCAATAGCATCATCTAAGTCAATTAAGCCTGCAGATAAAGCGGTTTGTATATTGTTTTCAAATCTTTGTCTTTCTTCTTCATCTGGCATTAGTTCTAAAAAAATACCAAAATCATGTATATGCAACTTAGAAAGCTCTTCTAATGTGGCAACATTATGAACGCCTATAGATTGAATAAATGCTTTCTTTGCCGGCGAATATTCTATAACGTCTGATACCCTTAAAGATATTTTTTCTGCTGTTTCAGCTGCTAAAAATAATCCTGCTTGCAATATATGTCTTGTGGCTGTATTAGAGTTTGCCGCTGCAATTTTCTGTATGCCAACCAAAGCATTTTTATCCGGCGTGCTGCCATCTCTTGCTTCATTTAATCCCGTTGCATCACGTATCATTTGTAAATAATAATTATAAGTTGTTATAAGAGAACTTATTTTATTACTACCAGAATTAGAATTTATTTCTTGTATAGGAACTTTACCTGGATTTATATTACCATCAGAAGTAAAAGACCTACCAATTACAGAACCTGTTTGAAAAAACATATTTAATGCTTCTTGCGGATTATAATTTGTTCCGTTTCCTAAATCTATTTCAGCTAAACCATCTGCATCTAAATAAACACCGTCTGGAACTATTCTAGACATTACTTGTTGTAATTTTAAATGCGTTAACTGTATCATATCAGCAAAACCAGTTATTCTACTAACTAAAGATTCTATTCTACTTTGATACATACGTGGTGCAATTATAGAATAATTCATTTTAACTTTTGTTGCATCACTTTTTGGACGCAACATATTTTCGCATAAGCTCCATTGCAATAATATATTAGCACCTGGAATATAAACTCCTTCATACAAAACTTCAATATTACTTGCTATTTTTTCAAATCTTGTTCTTGAGTCTGCAGGAGGATTGAAATTGTCATCTTTTTTAATAGCTTTATCTGCGCCGCTAGCCGTCTGTTTTATTTTATATATTTCATTGTGAAAAGTTTTATAATTAAAATATAAAATATCAACAGTATTGCTGTCGTATTTATCAGATAAAGGATTGTATTTATTATATATTCTATGATTTGAATAACCTTTATCTTGTAGTTTTTCTAATTCTTCATTTGTTAAATTAGGAAATTGTTTTTTTACTTCATTTAAAGGTATTGTTTTTATTTCACCAACATAATAAATATCATCAAAATACGTAGAATCACTATGCGAATAAACCAAATTAGCGGGGTCAACATGCTCAACCTTTATACCTTCAGATGTATTAAAAGTAGTTTTTACGGAAGCAATACCTAAAACAGCTAAATCATAATAAATATCTTTTTTAATTAATTCAAATCTATTTTTATTTAATACAACATTTATAGCTTCTTCTTCCGCGATTTCAATGGCTTGCTTGTAATTAAGCTGCATATGCAATTGAAGTTCTTCTTCATTTTTAGGTAATTCTTCTATATTAGATTGTTTTAAATCAATACCAAAATTTTGTTTTGCAAAATCATCTAATTCTTTTGTTCGCATATCAGATAATATATTTTCCATATATTGAGTTCTTTCTTTGACACCGAAAGGGTCTTGCGAATATGCTTTTATATCATAAGTTCTTTGTGCCATACCGTTTACAACAATATCCACAAATTTAGGTATAATTGGTACTGGTTTCCAATCTAAGTTTAAGTAACTTAAATCTCCATTTATTGATAATTCATCTTTATACTTTTGTATTGATTGTTCTCCTCTTGCGTATAATTTTAATTGATGATATGTATTTTGATTTACATAAAACCTATTTGTTCTTGAATCTCTTTCAAACCATTCTTGTTCTATTGCACGAGCAACTTTTAATCCAAATTCAGGACTTGCTTTTTCAATATCACTAACTGTTTGGCTAGGAAAATAACTACTTACAACTGACTCAGCCATAATTTTCTATTATTTTTGATTGTGTTCCATCGTTTTTATATTTAGCAATACTCAAATTTAATCTTAACGATTTTTTTTCTTGATTTGGCGAATATAAATTTTTATTACACGCCATAATAGCAAGGCCTGAGCTTATTGCTGCATCAAATTTTGTTCTTTTATTTATATCAAATTTAGCCCAATCATTTAAAGTATTATTAAAATACATTGTGCCATATTGATTGTTATTTAATAATCCCACATGATTTTCAATATATGATTCTATTGCCGCCGCGTGCGCCTGTCTTACATCTTCAGATGAATTAGGTATACCTCCTATTTCTTTTTCTGTAATGGATAGTTTATTATTAGCTCTATCAGGGCGGTTCATTGAAAAACCTCTATAACCTCTTCTTCTTAAATAATATAACAATCTTGGTTTATTATTTTCTGCCAGTAGAGGCATTCCATAAAAAACTAATGCCATAAGCACATCTTCAAAAAACATTTCTGCTGTTTGTGGTCTAGCTATATATTCTAAAAAAAACATATTAGCAGGAGCATTTTCCATACTAAATTTAGTTAAACCATGAAGGGCTCCTTTTGAACCTTGCCCGTCTGTAGTGCCTGATATATCATAACTATCGCAACCAAAAGCGCCTATATGCTCATTAGCTGGGTATTTAATACCATTTTTTACTATTACGCGATTTTGTAAATTTACAGGGGGCACCCAGGTTATTTTAAATCTGCCATTGGGGCTAGGATTAAATAAAACATTGGTATCTTTAATTCCGTTTTGCCAAGAAAAACTACCTATAGTAACTCCAGCTAAAGATTCTATATCTTCATTATAATCTATTTGATCGTATATTTTAGATAAATTAAAAATACTATTTTTAGTTTCGTCTCTAAAAGCATGTTCTTCTGTTCTCGGAAACTGTCTATAAAATTCATTTAAACTATCTTGGTCCCCTTTTAAGCCTTCAACTTCATTGTTCCAATGTTCTATAACCCCTACCGGTATGATTTCACCATAAAAGTCGAAAATTTCTTTTCTAGGCGTTTCGAATACAGGTACTCCATAAGAATCAATGAATCCCTCGTAGTTCCATTCCATAGGAATGAACAAAGAATAGAGTCCCGAACGGGTTTGTCCATTTCTATTTCGTTTTGTAACATCATTC